GTGCCATTATAGTCCATCAAAGGATGAACAATGTCACACACCATCATTTTCATGATTTTGAGAGAATGGGCATCATAACCTCCTCTTTCTGCTAGTTCGATAAAGCAGGCGAACACAGCACGTGTCACCTGTGAGTTCATTCGAACATCATATTTAGAATAATCCCATGCAAGCATACGATCATCCTTAGCAAATTTAGTGGCATGACCCATCATCTCTTCCCACTCGGGGGAGAAAGCATTGACTCCTACTGCAGATTCAGAAATTAAGGGATATACTCCCAAGAATCGAGCTATCGGGAGGAAATATTTACGCATCAATATAGTAAGCGCAACTCCTCCTGCTTGAAATACTCGAACCTTTTCCGAACTAACATCAGTAGGTTCATCTTTGAGGGTAGCGGACACAACAGGGTATCCCCTCACTCCTCGCTCCCAACATTCCATCAATCGATTCATTTCCTCTTGCACTTCAGAGTGCGGAAGTCGATCAATAAGAACTTCTCCGTCTCGAATCTCATCAAAGTGTTTTGTCTTAGGACCAAATACAGGAAAACCCATACTTGTAGTCATTTTCAGTGGTTCCAAAAATCGTTTCCCATTAACACCTAAGATAGATTCTCGTGATGTCAAGGGTCGAAAATCTTCGACCATCTTGTATCTGTCCATCTTCTCTAACAAAGGCTTCAACCAATCTTGACGTGCTTTCTCCAATAAAGGAGGTGAAAACATGTCTGATGGTGAAACAATATGTTCCAGAGTAGCGTTGTATGCCTTCCAATTTGGTAACAATTTGGGTTTACCCCATTTGTTTGGAACGCCACACACTTCAGCTACGTGTTCTGACAAGATAGATGGACCAACAACACTCTTTTGTTGAGTCCGGAGGCGAACAGACCCCAACACATCAATATAAGCTTCCAAATCCAATTTGGCAGTCATTGCGTGTGGGTGAACGGTATCAGAATCAATCAATGTTCGACCGTACTGTTCTGTTGGGATGTCACCACTCATGGATGACAAGTAAACGCCAGGCTTCTTTTCAAGCTCC